CAATGAATGTCTGAGTTATTTTTCGAGCATAAAGGCTCGTCTTGCTGCATCTAGCAGCAGTAGTTCACGGACATTCGTGTTCGCGAACAGCGGCTCCGAGGCCCATCGTGTCATTTTGACACCCTGGAAGGACGGAGACGAGGACTATAACCGTAGCGTGAGTAACCTAAATAGGTATCTCGCGCGTATGGCTTTAGGTGACTTTAACGTCAAAGAAGTCGAACTAAGTCCCACCGTTAAAGGATTTATATCCTCTATAGGTGAGGTCTTAGGACCCCATGAGGCAGATGCTATTCGTGCCGTACTCGCAAGAGCACGTACGGATCTCAAAACTGCCACTGAACAGGTTGCAGGGCTTGCTTCAAAGAAACAAGACCTCCTGTCGGCTTTAGCAGAAGCCAAATCGCTTTCTGAAAGTTGGGTTACGCTCAAAGGCAAAAAAATGTCCTTTGAGCAAACCGCTAATCAGCTGACAGCGGCGACTGCTGGGGAAGCTTCCAATGCTCAACGGGTTAAAGATCATCTTATGACGATCTCTATGGCCGAAGATGCTTTGAAAGCGAACCGCCAACCCTACCATACACCTTCGGTGCCTGGTGTGGTGTATCGTGGTGCTGTACCCCCATCGGGCCTTCCTCCAAAAATGGTGGATGACCTTAGGGTGTTCAGCACCAGACATATCAAGTCCGGTAAGTGGGAGAAGTCGTTTGCATCTTGCAGACACTACGCCCCGCTTCAGGCTTGGGATGAAAAGGCCAAAAAGGTAAATCCGGTTCCTGCGCTACCAGCTGGTGCGAAGGGACACAAATACGGAACCCCTGAGGCCTTTTGGGCTCGCTTAGCGGCGGTGCATAACTCATTGGATAAAACCAATAAGGTTAACACCTCCAGAAAGGAGACCAAATCGTTCGGTGTTTGGGGCCGTGCCCCGGGTACCGTTCCCCCTCCGGCTCCCAAGAATTTGGAGAAGGTGGCCATTAGGCCCCCTCCCCCTAACGCCTGGAAGCAGGTTCCCGCTGCGGTGTCGTCGGCAACATCTGTTGCTGACTCGCCGGATGCGTTCCTGGAAGCTGTCCAGCGCCTCAAAACCCAACAGATTAAATCTGAAGGGGTCGTCGGCGCCGACATACTTCCAGGAGGATGGACAACTCTTGGTCCCAATAAGGTCTCCGCAAAAAAGCGTAAGACCGAACGGGTCAAGAAGTTGCCGACTCCCCCGGCCAACGAGTATGAGGCAATAAGCCCCCCACCCGAAGCCCGGGAAGTGTCCCTTCCACCGGCCTCGCCGGGGGAGCAGAAATCGCCTTCGACGCGTCCAAAAAAGGACAAGTCTAGGGTAAAATCTGCCCCCTCGACGCCACCGGCGAAGGCCTCCCCTCGAAAGGGGGAGGAAAATAACATTGCAGGGCCTTCTAGCCCCGCCCGACCTCTGGGGCAGGGTTCCGATTACGGAGCCTTTTCCCAACCTGGGTCGGACGCTGGTTCCATTTCCTCTAATGAGTACGTGGACCAGTGCGAGGATATTTTAGAATCTATTAAGATGATGTTGCTTGATCTACCGGGAATTCCCGGTGAGGGCTTCAAAACCTTTTTAGATTCTGTCTACTTCTTCGAGGACTGGGAGCGATATGCTACTACCTTATCGGACGATCTCGTCCGGTACGGTAAGCTTTCGCCCAGCCAAGTAGAATGGTTGCAGATACGATCTGCCGGCTGGATCAACACCGTTGACAAATGTCAACAAGTTATCGATGCCTGCCAGCAGATGGTATACACGCTCAAGGAGAACGTGGATTATCGGGATCACACTTATAGTGAGATTCTTAAAATCCTCCACGTTGCCCCTCCCCTACCCCAACGCCCACAGATAAAATCCGTAGGTGCTCGCCGGTCACAGATCGCGTTAGCGCCTGCGGATACTCCAGCGGAGGGGGGGAACCCATTGGGGGTTAACACCACAAACATTCCGCGCTGGAAACTTCTCGGTCTTAAAGACCAAGATGTTAATCGAGCGCGGAAGGCTTTAGGGTTACCCCCAATGCAACCTTCGTACATCAAGGAAGGTGAGCGAACAATTCCGAATCCGGAATTTAAGCCCACCCCTAGATGGTTGACAAGCGGTCTTTCTCTCTTTGGCACCGTCTTCCTTTCGGAAGTCGAAGCCGGGAAAGTCACTGCGGAAACTTTTTCGCAGTGGTTAAAGACCACTAATGCCAAGAAGGTTAAACCCGATGCGGCGAAGTCGGAACGTGCGGCACTCCATCTTTTAAGTTTGGAGTGGTCCGCCTTCCGAAAACAGCACCCTCGGGTTCCTCTCGTTTCGAACCCCAACACAGAAGAACAAAAGTTGCTTCTAGCTGAGTATCGAGCGGTGGAGAGTAGAATTCCCAAAGGGACCCAGTCTTTCCTACCCAAGTTGGGTAGGGCGCCTCCTAAAAAGAAGTCGGATGAAGCTAGGTCCCGAAAGGGGAACTTTAAGAAGGCTAGGAACGCCGCACAGGCGCCGGTTCAGCCCGCCCAACAGGGCGTGCCCAACCCGGCTCCTGCGGCTACCCCGCCCCCTTCGGACGGTTTGGGTGGCATTGTTGCCGCCCTTGCGCCCTTGTTCGGCCTTTTAAAGGAGTTTGCTGCCGTAATGGCAGCATTCCGTACTTAAATGGTCGAAGAGTATCACGCAACGCCGTATGACTACTCGGCACCCGTGCCCCATGCCAACCGCAAACGGGATATCCACCACCTTGACAAAATTGTCCAGGCGATGGCTAACCAGTCTGCGCCGGTATATGAGGCAGTTCCGGGTCAAACCATTTGGCACAAATTTATTTGTGACGAATGGCCCGAGTGGTACCGTGTCCCTTTAAGGATACGGTGCGGGCGAAACGTAATACCCCCAGTTTTCCCTGTTTCTGCGGAGGTTGTCGCCATTTCTCATCTGACATGGTCAGATGTCGAAGGCTTCAACTTCTACATAAAAAGGAGATTCTGGACCATTGACCAGCAAGTGTTGGCTACAAAAGTAGCTAACACTACCGGTGTCAAGTTACCAGAGGGGTTGAGTCACCTAGGTACCCGTGGCAAGATATCTTTAAAAGATTTCTCGCAGAGATACTCCCTAGTGGGAGGTCTACCGGGTTCCTTTAGTGCAAAAGCCCTTAAGGCGTACGGAGTTCATCCTAAGCTGGTGAAAAGCCGACTATATGTCGATCCCTTCCTTGAGGCAATAGCCATGAAGGAAGGTGTTCTTCAAATGTTGGCTAATAATTCACTAGCTAACGGATATAAATTCCAAGTCCGACGACGCCTTGCTATTGCAAGGTTTATCGAAAGCACTTGGGACGCCGTACGGCAGGCTTTGCTAGCCGCACACATGTGGCCAAGCGAAGCCTGGATAAAGAAATGGACGTGGAGTCTCGTAATGGACCCTCCTATAGCTTATAAGTTTAAGGAGTTTTCCAACGAGGCCCGCGCGTTCGCCTTTGGAAAGATAACTGAGGTTCAATCCCCCATTTGGGAAGGCTTAGCCTTCCCTAATACGGAGGGTTTGCTCCAGCTGTCGTTCCTCGGCCGGTCATTGCCGGCCCCTCTTGTTTTCGTGGACCCTTTACAGGATTTCTACGATCGTCAAGAGAGGCCGCTAATGTGGCCGCAATCTCGCACAGACTCTTTTGTTGTGTGGGCCCATTTATGGGCCACTCGGTTTAAACCGAAAAAACTGACACTTAAGTCGGTTTTTACTACATCAGGGTGTGCTGAGTTCACTAGAGCCGAGGGAGGTATTCCGTCCGCGTTACGCCTCTACAGCATTTTTCAACGCTGCAGAGAACTTAACGGGGCGGAACGCTTCACTCGGTTCGACAACGCCCTTGCCGCTTGTGCGCCATATACTTGGATTCCATCCGAGAAATGGCGCCTCGCAGTAGGGGGTTGTACACATGTAATGGAAACATGGTCGGGTCCGATCCCCGCGATACCTATCGCGGCCCCTGAAAAGGGGTTAAAGGTTCGGATCCCTACAAAGACCGTGCTTCCAGTGCTTGTGTTAGGGGGCTTCCTCCGGCATATCATTGACCAATTTTTGGTAAATGATCCCCGAATAGGGCCCTCTATTACGCCTGGAGACCATCTCCGACACCACTTTCCGGCTAAGCCGGGTAAATGGCAATCGATAGACTGTGTCCAAGCGACGGACAACTTTACTCCCGAGTATGTCGGTATACTATACAATGCGGTTTTAACCGTAGCTGATAGTTTCCTACTGCCCGAGACATTAAGTTGGCTTCGGCATATTGCAAGCTGGTTATTTACCAACCGGAAAGGTATTGAGGCGAAGAAATTTCTTCCACCTCCAAAAATACCTCGCCAGTTGCCGCCTGCAATCGCCCGGAATATGCCCCCTAAACATACGGAGCGTATTCCCAGAACGAGTTTGAATCCCTGGGATAAATGCGAAGAGTGCGATTTTTATAAAACCGCACATAATTCGCATTGCCCAGACCACCGCCTACCAAATAGTTTGGAATTTGAATACCAAACGTGGATAGACGAAATGGAATTGGACCCTTCTCTTTCTGCATTCGCCACTTCCTACACGAAGAGGTTTGGTGATATCCCTTTGAATAAAATTCAATTGGAAAACCACGACCTCAACGTTGAAGAAAGGGGCGAATTTATAAACAGGATGACCACCTGGCTGAACAGGGTTTCCACCCAAAACGGCGTTCTCTTTAAAAGAGGCGCCATGATGGGGGATCCCACTAGTTGGCCAGGGCTCCCAATCCTGACTTTGTTCTGTTGGGAACACGTCGTCGAATACGAGTATTGGCTTTATATTGCCACTACCGGCGACGATGCTTATTTCCAAGCCACGGTTGAGCAAAATATATTATTTTGCCAGCTCATGGCCGAACTGGGAACAAAGTTTTCCGAATCGAAGTATTTCTCACATCGCCATTTGGCGTTGTATTGTGAAAAAGTGCTCCGAGACGGAAAGATGGAGCCGTACCAAAGTTTGGCCCCTCTTGTGGGCCCCCAAGGGGGTTCAAAAGGGGAGTCTAACTGGTCTACGGCTCCGAGTGCTGCCTTGGCGCTAGCCAAACAGAGGAAAATTCCGTATTTACCCTCCCAATGGAGGGCAAGCCGGTTTTACCCTGAATGGATGGCGGCCAAGCGGTTGGGAATTCCGATCTGGCTACCTCCGAGATGGGGGGGACTAAATGTCCCCATCAAATCGAAGTGGTCTGACCGGAAATCCCACGCCCTGTGGGGCAGCACTGTCGCTCAGCTTTCGCGTATCCAAATGGCCTTAGATGGCCCTAGGTTAAACTATGCTGAGAACCCAAAATTATCCGGGGTGGATGTGCGCACACTTGTGCGCAATGCACAAGCGTCCGGGACCCGCGTACTAGTTTGCCGGGCCGAAAAATTCGGCACGGCGGACATAGCCGCAGATCCCTCGCCTTACCCTAAGGAAAATTTGGGAGGAAGGCATACGTCTAATATGGAATTATGTCGCGAGGCTATTCAGCCTAGCGGCATTACGTTCACAATGGACGATAGCTTTCTAGAAAGGAGGATTCTATCCCCCGCTCTCACCGACACTGGCATACCCCTAACGGAGTTACGCGAAAAGTTGTCGAGGCCAGCGGAGATAGATTCTCTTCTCTCCGGTAAACGCCCCGTGGGTGGTTCCATACCGACTCTAACTAGAGTCGCTAAAAGGTTCCACCGACGGATACGTTCCCGTGGGTGGGATAAAGGTGTTCCAGCCGACGACCAACTGTTAATAGAAACTAAAGAGTCTCTATTACTGGTGCGAGCGGATTTGGAATCCAATAAACCCGGAGTAATCTGGTGCGGCCTTCGCGGTGGCGCCAGCTTACCCATAATCAGGGTTGACAACCCTGAGAACCCTGGATAACTCCCCAGGGAAGAGCCCCT